GTTCCGCGCTGCAGCATCTGCTGCCATTGCGCTCTACCTTGCTGGAGAAACAGACCTCAAAACCCTTGGAGCAGCAGCACTTGCTGGCTTCCTTGGCCCAGTCCTCAAGTGGCTAGATCCATCAGCTACTGAGTTTGGACGTGGTAAGAAGTAGTTTGTAAGAGCGCTGCGAGAAAGGCCCTCAGGAGAAATCCTGGGGGCCTCTTTTTTGTTGCCTAAATAATTTCTTCTTTGTCTACAGGACAGGGAACCTTGACTAGGTTTCCACAGTTTGCACATTGACCATCCAATGCCCACCAAGAAATGTTGTAGTCATCAAACTGAGCGTAGATATTAAAGACTGTACAGCCACAAGAACAGGCGTGGACGGGACCAAGGGTCCGTAAATCGGCAGCAATAATCGGTGGTAGTATCTGCTTATATTTCAGCAGCCGAAGTAGACGGAGTAGCACTGTCGTCGTCGTCGGGCGCATAGAGCGCCCCGTCGTCTTGAATTCGCCTGACGGCTCATATTGTAGTAATCCATCAGAGTGTCGCTTGGGCGACACGCCGTAGTCTCCATTACTATTTTCTAGTGACCACACTTGTAGGTATCCAATTAGAAGATCGTGTTGTACTAGCAGCAGATTCCCAAATAACTGAGGATAACCTGCGGACCATTAGCACTTCCACGCCCAAGATAATCCACGTTGGTAAGTATTTACTAGGTATCACAGGCGATACCCGCCCTGGAGATATCCTTGCCTATAACTGGAAACCACCCACCTATAAGGGTGCCAACCCGATTCAATGGATGGGTAGCAAAGTTCTGCCATCCATACTCACGGCTTTCAAAGAGAATGGATACGACCCGTATGAAGCTACGAAAGAAAAAGACGCAGGATTCGACTACCTTGTTTCGTTTAATGGCAACCTCTTCCATATTGCGACGGACCTATCGTTCATACAATCCGATCAAAACATTTATGGAATTGGTAGTGGCGGCCAGTTTGCTATGGGTTATCTCTTTGATCGGGTATCTCGTTTATCTGTGGGTAATGTAGAAGGACACGCCCGACGTTCCGTTGAAATAGCTTCAATGCTTGACGTTAATACTTGCCCACCCATACAGTTAGTTACTCAACTTAAGGAGTTCTAATGAGGAAAGACTGGAGAGTCTGGAGCGTTTATCTTAACGCCCATCATCTACATAACTGGTCTATTGGTCTTGATTACTATGAAGAGACAGCATATATACCTACTGAATTAGTAGCTAGAATCTTTCAAATAAATTTGCTATTCTTTAACATTACAATTACACGATGGGAAAATCGCGGGTGGAGATAAAAGAACTTTTAGTATCAGCACTTCACGCTAAGGAGAAGGCACGTCCTCGCTCCACGCAAGTGCAGATAGGACCATCAGAGCTTGGCTCTTGTCGTCGTAAGGTCTGGTATAAACTCAATGACCAACCAGAGACTAATGAGAATGAACTCAAGCTGGCTGCCATTATGGGTACAGCCATCCATAGCGCAATAGAGAAAGCGCTAGAGAACAACAAAGAAGTGATGCTGGAATCTGTTGTTGAACACAACGGTATGAAGGCACACGTCGACTGCTTCATCCCATCAACTGGTGATGTAGTTGACTGGAAGACAGTAAAGGCTAAGAACCTTTCCTATTTTCCAAGCCTGCAGCAACGCTGGCAGGTACATACTTACGGATACCTCATAGAACAAAGTGGATTGGGGAAGGTCCACAATGTGCATCTTGTGGCTATACCACGAGACGGTGACGAGCGCGACATCAAGGTTCATTCAGAACCGTATGATCCTAATGTTGCGCTTGAAGCCCTCAACTGGTTGGAAGCTATCAAGGTCAGCACTGATGCACCAGCACCTGAGAAGGATGCTAACTACTGCAAGTTCTACTGTAAGTACTATGACGCATCTGGCGAGATGGGATGCGTTGGTCTAAAAAAAGAGAATACAAAAACTGAATATCCAGTGATAGAAGATTCCGAAGCTGACACACACGCTTTGGAGTATTTGCAACTGGATGCCAGGATAAAGGAACTGACCGAACGAAAGGATGCTCTCAAAGAGAGCCTTACTGGATTACTCGGCGTAACTAAATCTGGCATCCAAGTGCAATGGTCTACTGTTAAAGGAACCTTTACGGTAGATAAGGATGAAGTCAAGGAGAAACTTGGCTACATTCCAGGTAAAGAAGGTAAAGAATCAACACGACTATCTGTCAAACAAATAGGAGGACAGTAATGGCAGCGCCTGATAACGCTAAATTGCAAGCCAATTTCAAGTGGCAAAAGGACGGGTCAATGATCAATGTCTATGCCAATAACCAAGCAGAGTTCGAGCAACTCTTGACCGCGATTCAAGATACTGCAGCACTCTTCTTTTCAGTCGAGCAGACCTTACAAGGTATGTCTCGTCTAACAGTAACTGCTACGCCACAAGCGCCAGCACCACAGGCAGCAGCTCCAGTTGCTGAACCAGCACAAGGTCGTAACTGTCCTCACGGTGCTATGAAATTTATTAAAGGGGTAAATGCAAAGGGTCCTTGGAGTGGATACAAATGTGCATTACCTGACGGAACTCCAGGGAAATGTCAGACCGTATTCAACAGAGGTTGATTGTATGCGGGACCCTCGTGAGTACGAGCGTCCTATCTGTGCAGAAGTCGGGCCAGATTTATTCTATCCTGAAGACATCGAAGGAAACGGTAAATTTGAACTTGTTGATAAGGCCAGACGAATCTGTCAGGGATGCAGCCACATTACTGAGTGCGCTGAATGGGGAATCTATAACGAAAGATACGGTATCTGGGGTGGTTTAACAGCATACCAACGGAGAATAATCCGTAGACGTAGGAATATCCAAGTGAGGAAAGAGGACATTGCTTAAATTACAGAGGGCTTGGGCAGGCGTTCGTACTAAGGCAACACCGTTGCCTGAAGTATGGAAGTTACTGACGTATAAAAATATACAGTTCAGACGAGGACAAGTGTGTATGGTTGCAGCGGCACCCAATGCAGGCAAGTCTATGTTTGCCTTGGTCTATGCAATTAAAGCTAATGTCCCTACCTTATTCTTTTCTGCAGATACAGACACAACTACCGTAACTATTAGAACCCTAGCTCATCTATCTCAGCATTCTCAAGTAACAGTTGAGATGAACCTTAATAAGAATCCTCATTACTACGATGAGTTTCTACCTAGAACAACTCACATCTCGTGGGTCTTTGATTCAAGTCCATCGCTTGATGATATTGAGATGGAGATAAAGGCATACATAGAACTCTATGGTCTTGCTCCAGAGTTGATAGTGGTAGATAACCTAATGAACGTTGCTGCTGAACACGACAATGAGTGGGCAGGGCTACGAGAAATTATGATGAATCTGCACGATATGGCGAGAAAGACAGAGGCGTGCGTCCTAGTCCTCCATCACGTCTCTGAACAAAGTGAGTATGGTCCCCCGACTATGCCACCACCACGTCGTGCAATTCACGGCAAGGTAAGTCAATTACCTGCTGTCATCCTAACCCTTGGATACGATCCATCCCAAGGGATGTTAAGAGTGGCCCCTGTGAAGAACCGCTTCGGTCCTCACTACGCTGACGCTTCTGATCACGCCACTCTTTTCACTAACTTTGGTAACTGTCAGATTGGGGACAATGATTCACAAGGCAGAGCCTACTTACATATGAATATGCAGGTAACACATTGAGTTCATATAACAAACAAAAGGGTTCTAAGTTTGAGACAGATGTGATGAAATATCTACGCAAGCTAGGACACTTTGCAGAAAGATTAGCTAAGGCTGGGGCCAATGACGAAGGCGATATTGTTACCATAATCGCAGGTCAGACCTATATTTTGGAATGCAAGAACCGCAAGACAATGAATCTTCCTGCCTTCTGGGACGAAGCACAGGTAGAAGCAAAGAACTATGCGAAGGCGCGGGGGATGGTTGCGACTCCACCCGCCTTCGTTATAGTCAAACGACGTAGAGGCAGCATCGAAGATGCGTGGGTAATACAGACACTAGAGAAATGGATAGAACAAATGCCAGTACCACAAGGACAGATAACAAGCAGTCAAGGGTGGACAACACCAGCAGAGCCACCACTACCTGAAGAACCAACAAAGGTAGAAGAGAAGGAAGAAGAACGCGAAGATGATCTGCAGTAATTGTAAATGGGCAGGACATCACAACACTATCGGCAAGACTGATATGGCTAAAGAGTTTCACGAAAAGTGTGAAGGAGATTGCGGATGCCAGCACAAGACTGGACCAGGATGGTTCGTAAAAAGAGGGGCAAAGCCAACCTTGATGCAGACTCAATCCCCGTAGCAGTCATTGTCTCCTATTATGGAGGCGAAGTAAGAGAAGGTAAAAGCGCATCAGTCAAGTGTTGTATGCACGATGACTCAAGACGAAGCGCAGTAATGAATACGTATGACAACTTATACTTCTGTCATACCTGTGGTAAGGGAGGCACCTCCATCAATGTTGTGATGGAGAAGGAGAATCTGGAGTTTAACAATGCAGTCAAGCGAGCAGGAGAAATTGTTGCTGGAAGTGGTATCGCAGTACAGCAACTATCTCGACGAGGCAACCGTAAAGTATCTCGAAGGACGTGGGATATCTGAGCAGGTAGCTCAGTCGTTCTCACTTGGTACTGTTACCAACCCACATCCTGGTCACGAACAGTATGAAGGGTGGTTATCTATCCCTTATCTGTCAGCACTAGGTATCTACCAGTGCGTTAAGTTTCGTCGCATAGATGATGGCAAGCCCAAGTATGGGCAGCCAGTGGGACAGAAGTTGCACGTCTTTAATGTTGTAGATGTCTTAGCAGACTCAGGTTATATCGCTATCTGTGAGGGTGAGCTAGATGCGGTAGTGATGTCAGGTATCTGTGATATCCCTGCGGTGGGTATCCCTGGAGTTGCTGCGTGGAAGCCGCATTACACCAAGTTGTTTGGTGGCTTTGATACAGTCTTTGTTATTGGCGATAACGATACTAAAGAAGATGGAACCAACCCTGGAGCTGAGTTCTCGCGCAGGGTAGCAAGTGAGATAGTCAATTCGCAGATCATCCAACTGCCTGCTGGTATGGATATCAATGAGTATTACCTAGCCAATGGAGTTGCTGGCATAAGAACTCTACTAGGAGTTTCATAGTGGCTTCTATCTTTGTACAGATAGCTTCATACCACGACTTTGAATTAGGCAAGACCATCGCTGACTTGTCATTCAAGTCAAGTGGTAAGCACGACATACGCTTTGGGGTACACCACTCTTACTACAAAGAGAAGGAAGTCTTTATCCCAGCACTTGAGAATCTAACTTTGATAGAGACACAGGCACCTGAACATATGGGTGTAGGTGCATCACGGGGTGTAGCCAATAGCCTGTATCAAGGTGAGGACTACTACCTACAAGTCGATGGTCATACCAGAATGTATAAGAACTGGGATGAAGGCTTGGTCAGTAACGTAGAATTCTACTTAGAAAACGGCGTGGCACTACCACTTCTGACCACTTATCCTGCATCATACTCCTATGACGATGACCTTAGAGAGAAGATCGAATACTCCTCTGATGTCACTGCTGTCTCCTTTGCTCAAAAACCTGGAGCTTTTGCTACCGAGATGATACCCAGCCAACTTGCTATCACCCCTGATAGAGGCGACCTCCAACGTGGAGTATCTGCTGGCTTTATCTTTACAGTAGGAGAGTTTGCAAATGTAGGTTTCAATGAGAAGGTTATGTTTTTAGGTGAGGAGATACTACTAGCGGCTAGTGCCTACACCAATGGCTTTGACTTACGCATACCTGATAGACAGTACTCCTATCATCTTTACTTTGATCACAGTGCAGTCTTCCAAAAGAATATGCGTCGTCATATCTGGAAAGATTTCCCAGAAGAGTTTGCTGTTAAAGATGCTGAGAGTAAAGCTGAGGTCATTGATATCTTTACAACTCAAAGAGTTGGTTATGGTGCGCTAGGATATCTTCGTAGCTTAGAAGAGTATGGGCAGTACGCAGGTTTAGATTTCACCACAAGAAAAGTAATCGCATAGGAGGAGGACAATGAGTGAGCAAGAAGAAAGATCTCCAAGAGGCAGCCAGATTATTGACGGATATGGGGATGATAATAGTCTCGATAGATTACAAGGCTGGGACTATAACTTGTCAGCCGATGCCCGCAAGAGGATAGATGATGACTTCATTCGAGATGTCTGGTCCATCTTGGACTCCGCT